CGACGGCAACAGAAGGCCCGGTGTTGAACCGTTGGCAGGCACGAGCTGTGCCAACACCTTCACGATCCGAGCTGTTCCAAGTGCCTATTCTGTTGCACCAGCGCATTAACCGTTTTAACCGTGAATACCATGTTGATGTCAATTTCGAATTGGAAAAACTGCGTGATTTGATACACAACCCGCGCGTCATCAATTACCAGGAAGGCACGGAGGTCTACAGATGTATTGCGGAAAGTGTAGAATGGACACCTGTAGACCAACCAAATGACGATTTTATATTTGATGGGACTGCGACGGTGACGTTGCGCTCCCTTGTGGAGTAACAATGGCAAAGACACGCAGAGGATACACAGGTGGTGCGGTCTCAACGACGACGACCTCATCGATTGCTGCATCCAGCACAACTTCGTTTACCGTTTCGGCAGCTACAGGCTGGCCCTACGGATCAGAGCCGTACCATGTTGTGTTGTCTCCTGGTACTGCGTCTGAAGAAAAGGTGTTAGTAACCCGCACAGGCTCAAGCGACACAACAATCAACATCGCTTCGAATTCGGAGCGTGGCCAAGATGGCACCTCGGCGGTGTCTCATGACGCCGGTGCAACGGTGTTCCCCGTGTTTACGTCTGTTGACGCAGATGAAGCCAACGAGCTGACCTCTACATGGACAACGAAGGGCGACATTGTTGCACACGGTTCCTCGACGTTTACTCGTTTAGCGGTTGGTACCAATGAGCATGTTTTGAAGGCCGATTCTTCGACCGCTACGGGGTTGGCGTACGGACAGGTTGCTACTGCTGGTATTGCTGCTGACGCAGTTGATGGAACAAAGATTGCCGACGACGCGATTAACTCCGAGCACTACGTTGACGGATCTATTGACACGGCTCATATTGCTGACCTGCAAGTTACAACAGCAAAAATTGCTGCCGACGCAGTTGACGGGACAAAAATTGCTGATGACTCAATTAACTCTGAGCATTACGTTGACGGTTCTATCGATACGGCGCATTTGGCTGATGATGCGGTCACCGCCGCAAAGATCGCCACGGGTGCTGTTGGTGCTGATGCGCTTGCGGCAACTGCGGTTACTGCGGCCACCTATGGTGATGCCGATTCCGTGGCCCAGTTCACGGTTGATGCTGATGGCCGTCTGACTGCTGCTGCCAACGTTGACATCGTTGTTCCTACTTCCGGTATTGCTGATGATGCAGTCACACAGGCCAAAATTGGAACTGGTGCTGTCGGGACAACGGAGTTGGGTGCCGATGCAGTAAATGGGGACAAGATTGCTGACGACGCAGTGGCCTCTGAGCATATTGCGAACAATGCAGTGGCGTTGAGCACTCAAACAACCGGCAACTATGTTGCAACCGTTTCAGCCAGCGATCCTTTGGTGGTGTCTGGTGTTGGCAGCGAAGGCGCAACAGCGGCTCTAACAATGAAAGTTGCTTACGGTAAAGACACAAAGACCACGAACTCAACAGGTTTTGTCACCATTGGAACCAGCGATCACGGTTTGTCTTCAAGCAACCTGACAAATGCCGCCATATTTATCACGCCACGAGCGGAGCAGTCAGACGACAGCGACGTGCTCTTGCAAACAACGGTCACTAATATTAGTGGGGCCGACATCACCTTCCGTGTATACGAGTTTGACGGCGGGGCTTCGTCAAATTCGTCAGCAAACGTCAGTAGCGTGCAGTCTGCTTCGGTGGACTTTTCATACTTGATTATGTACACCTAAGTAAATAAAGGATTTGTGATGGCAAAGCGTAGATACACCGGATACGACAAAACAGCGAAAGGCCCGAAGGCTGGCCTCGAAAAGCTCGTTGACCTGCTCGAGGAAGAGTTTGGCTTGTGGAAAAACGGTGGATATAACGTCCGCAAAAAGCGAGGCAAATCCACTTACAGCGTTCACTCAACGGGTCGTGCCGCTGACCTTTCTTGGCGTGGCGGTAAATACCGTGGCTCAGGCAAGTACGAGGATGCCGTCCGAATGATGGACTTTCTCGTGGAAAATGCGGATGAGCTGGAGCTGGAAGCTTGCTTCGATTACTACCCGAAGCCGTGGGGTCGTGGCTGGAAGTGTGATCGTGACGCTTGGAGAGTTTACAAAAAGAAGGCGTTTTCGGGTGTCCCTGGCGGGGATTGGGTGCATATCGAGATCAGCAACCGCTATGCGACTGATGCCACGTATTACGAGGAGACAATGGCGAAGTTGCTGAAAGGCAAGAAACCTGCCCGTAAACCAGCCGCAAAGAAGAAGACACCTGCATACCCAGGTCGCTCGTTGCGTAAAGGCAGTAAGGGCGAAGCCGTCAAGCTCGTGCAGAAAGAGGTCGGTGCGTACGTCGATGGTGACTTCGGACCGAAGACCGATAGGTCTGTGAAGGCGTGGCAGAAGAAGAACACCGATTGCTGTGGACCAGTTGACGGGATTGTCGGTCCTCGCACTTGGAAGTGCATGTTTGGCTGACGGTGCGCCGTCGCCTTCTTACCTGTAGCCAGATAGGTTTCGTTGGCCTATTTTTTCTGTGCCTGCTGGCACCTTTTCAAGCGTACGCAGATCCGCTGACTGTAACGGTCGGACCGGATCAGCCGTTTGTCGATTGGACTGTCACCTTCGAGGAGGGCGACATCCTCGATATGAAGGTATCGACCGGCATTGATTGTCCTCTGGATTTTGCTGTCACGCCAGATCCCTATGTTCAGCTTTTGGATGAAAGCATGGGAGTTGACTACCAAGATGATGACGGGGCGCACAACGATGTAGGGGATTGTTACTCATCCCGTTTGTTTATTGAAGAGCCAGTTGGCACGTTCACCTTGCGTTTCAACACCTATCAGACGCTTGCAATGAATGAGCCGGTCCCTGAGGGCACATGGGTTGTGACGTTTGGCGAGGGATCTTGGACTCCTGTGCCACCTACGACCACTACATCTACCACCACATCGACGACAACGACATCAACAACCACAACATCCACCACAACCACCACCACAACAACACTTCCCCGAACGACAACGACATGGCCTCCAACGACAACAACCACCACGACTACGATCCCGCCGACTACTACATCGCCATCAACCACCACGATCCCGACGACTACTACTACGTCAAGTACAACAACGACGACGACACTGCCGCCCACAACTACTACCGTTTCTTCCCCTACGACCTTGCCCCCGACAACGACTACCTCGACGACGACGACAACGACTTCCCCCCCGACCACAACTACTGGGCCACCGACTACAAGTACCCTCCCTCCGACTACTACGACGACCACAACGTTGCCACCGACAACCACCACTACGAGCACGACGACCACAACTACAACGACCACGACGACAACAGTTGCGCCCACGACGACTACTTCGTCTACCTCGACTACATCTACCACGACGACGGTTGCAGCCACTACTTCACTGCCTTCCAGCGATGCCCCCACCACAGTTGCAAAACCCCCGCCCCCACCACCCCCACCAAACAACGCACCCGAAGAAGAAAAAGAAGTTTTCGAAGAAGAAGTCGATATTTTCGCAGGTGACTTTGCAGAGGAGTACCCCGATTATGTCCCCGCTGGTAGCACTGTCACGATAGAGACCCGTCAGACTCTTGTCGCTGCAACTGCTACAATGGTGTCTGCCGTTCCTACTATCCCAGCTCGCCGGAGGGCCCGACGATGAAACATTATTTTGTCCTCGCCTGCGAGACTGCGGTCATGATAGGCGGTTTGCTGCTCGTAATTATTACGCTGTCTGGCAAAACCCAGGACTACGCCATCGGCATCTCGGTTGCTAGTGTAATCTTCTACGTTCTATCCCAATTATTCCCACCGAAGGAAGACAAATGATCGCAATCGTAGCCAAGCGACTCGTCGCAACTTTCATCGCCGCAGGTGTACCTAACGTTCTTGCTGGAGCCATCGTCGATGTGGCAGTCTGGAAGTCCGCTGTGATGGCCGGAGCTATCGCTGCTCTCGGCGCAGTCCAGACTCTTGCCACCGCATACAAAGCTGACGGTGAACTTACTACCGAAGACGTTGAGTCAGCGTTCAAAAACTAATTTGTCATGCCGACATGGTTGATGATTCTGCTGGCGGTCATCGCCCCTGGTGGAATTATCACTGTTCTTCTTGAAAAGTTCCGTCGTCAAAACAACCGTGACCACGCCACAAACTTGTTTTTGTTACGCAAGATTGACAAAAAAGTTGAGCGGCTCGACGACCGTTTAGACGACCACATGGAGTGGCACGCCCATAAAAAATGATGGTGTACAATCTCATGTTTCATGCTTGCACCAAATGAGATCCGCGACATTACAAACTTTATGACTAGAATTGTTCCCAGAGGTTCAGATGAAGCCCATCATCTAGCTCATCTCATTACCCGACTTCAACGGGAGGGGAACATAAATGGGACTAGCCGAAGCACTACAGCAAGTACCCGAAAATAAGCCCGCAGGACCACGTTGCGGTGTTGAGTTACTGCGAGAAATTTTACCGCCCGAAGATTTAGCTGCGTTAAATCAGGCTATCGAGTTGGTGTACAACCAGCCTCGTGGTCGTCGTAACCACAACAGCAACGGTCCTACAGCCGTGTGGCTTGCAAATACGTTGACTGCTAACGGTCATCCGATTCATAAAAGTGTGATGCAACGTCACTTGCGTGGGGAGTGTGCTTGTGGCGTTATCTGATGATCTGAATACTCCGCCCGCACCCAAAAAAGAAGTGTTGGGCAAAATTGCTACTCTGCTTGAGCGTAACGGTATTGATGTTGACGAGGTTGGCCGTATTACGCGTGTCTCTCTGTATCAGTCGTTGACTAAAAACGACGAAGGAGAGGCAGAGGTCCACGACCTCACCGCTGTTCAAATATCACCAGCTTGGGCTGAGGGTCCACAGTGGGACCCCGTGTCGCAGGCACCGCCCGTCAAATGCTCTGTAAGGCCGCTAAAAGGGCTTCAGAAGCCCGAAGGGTGGCAGACCGCTGTCATTGTGCCTGACGCACAGATCGGCTACTACAGGGACGCTGAGGGCGAGCTTGTATCTACGCATGACGAGGACGCAATCAGTCTGTGCATGTCCATGATCCGTGACTTGAACCCGGAGGTAGTGGTGTGTGTTGGCGACATGCTGGACGCACCAGAGTTCGGCAAGTACCGGCTGTCACCAGCGTACGCGCAAACTACCCAAGCATCTGTTAACCGTGCAGCTACGTTTGCTGCCGAGCTACGAGCCTGCGCGCCTGACGCAGAAATCGTTTGGTTGGAGGGCAATCATGAATTCCGTATTGGAGCGGCTAGTTTGGACAACCTCAAAGCGGCGTTCGGCCTTAAACGTGGCAACGACAATCACGGGCTACCTGTTCTTAGCGTGCCTTTTCTTTGCCGTTTTGATGATGCCAATATTCGTTATGTTCCAGGGTATCCAGCGGGCACATACTGGATTAACGAAAAACTCAAAGTCATTCACGGCAACCGTGTCAAATCGAATGGCTCAACGGCTCATGCGTACCTTGCGAACGAGAAATGTTCAGTCATCTACGGACACATCCACCGCAGGGAATGGGCAGAGAGAACTCGGAATGATTATGACGGGGCTAAAACTATCATGGCCGCAACCCCTGGCTGCCTCGCGAAGACGAACGGAGCTGTCCCTTCGACGCGCGGCGGGCATGATATCGAGGGAAGGCCACTCATCAGCGACGGCTTAGAGGATTGGCAACAAGGGGCAGCAATAGTCACGTTCGAACCAGGTGACGGCAACTTCTTCTACGAACAAATACCCATACATGATGGGCAGGCATGGTTCCGTGGCAAGTTGTACTCTGTGGGTGATGACTAACCTCCTAATGTGCTCTCTCTGCGGAGAGGTATGGCCTGTGAACACAGGCCGAAGGTGCCGTGAATGTGATAGACATGGTGAACCGTACGATGCGGAGGACGAATGAGTGAAATCTACGATCAAGATGACACTTGGCCTCTGGTGGTCTGTCAGTGGAAAGACGCTCACTCCGGTTCAGACAGCAGTTGGACTGACACTGCCACTTACAAACCTGAAGAAGTCCATGTGTTGAGCACCGGATGGGTATGGCCGAAATGTCTCGAAGGTCACCTCACTTTGATCAGCTCAACTATCGGTGAACCAATAGAGCCTGAAACGGTTGGCGACATCCTGCATATCCCCTGGGAGTGCATTTTGGCTGTGTTTAGTTTGCAGGTCTGCGTCCCAGTGAATTGGCTTTCCGAAGATTTTTAACTTGGAAAATGTAACACCCCTTTGGTAGAACTATCGGCGTCTACAAAGGAGGGACATGAGAAGGATTACGATTCCTAAACCTGAGCACGGCTCAATCGAATGGCTACGTCTACGTCAACGTGACGAAACTGGATACCCAGTGGTGTCAGCTAGCGAAGCTGCTGCTGTACACGGCGAGCACCGCTTCAAAACAAAATGGGCGTTGGCATACGACAAGATTTCTGACGAACCAGAAGTTACCGAAACAAACAGGGCGATGGAACGAGGCACCCGTCTTGAACCAGTCATCTTGGAATGGGTCGCTGACGAAATTGGAGAGCAGGTGTACACACCCGAAGTGATGTACTCCGTGACCAGCGGAGGCGCATCACTTATCGCAACACTTGACGGCATCGTCGGTGAACAAGACAACCCGAAGCGGGTCATCGAAATCAAAACGTACAACCGCCAGTGGGACGAAAACGCAGATATCGACGGCAGAGGCCCACTTCCGAGCTATTGG